GTCATCTTCTGATGCTGATTCGTACCATTTTAGAACGGTGAATCCTATGGATATTGCTTTGAATAAATTCATAATATATAACCTCTTGTTTTATAAGGTTTTTATGCCTTGAGTGCGCATAATGTATAAATTGTTAAATTACAATAACTTACGTTTCTTAATTGTAGTTTAGCTTATTTTTTTTGTTTGTCCAGTGATTTGGTGTCACTGGGAACAGTTACATCAAGTAAGTAACTGTTCTGGGTGTTTGGTTTATCAGGGATGAAGGGTTGGTTGTACCATTAAAAAAGCCCCTTAAAGGGGCTTTTTGTTATTTTAGATGGTAGGTGTAGGCTCTGGTGGTGGTGACTCTTGTATCGGCTCTGGTATTGGTGGTGGTGCGAGTTTCCATTGTCTCATTTGGTCTATGTTTTGTGGATTAGTGGCGTAGTCTATGAAGGCACCTGCATCGTTGCCGAATTGTGCTCTTATGTCTGATGGTACTTCTGAGAATGCTTCGTATGATGAGTCTACCTTGTTGAGTGCATCTTGAAGGTCTTGGGATGTTATTTGTCCGTAGATTGATTCTAGTTTATTCATATTTGGTAGTACGCCGGTTTTGTTGTAGCGTTTTATGATTTTATTGACGTCTGCATCGTCTTTTAGACTTTGTTTGGTCATTGATGGTTGATTGTTATTGGTTTGTATTTTTAGTTTTTCGCCGTATGCGGTTCTGAATGGGTTTTCCATGATAGTTTCCTTATTTGAACATTTGGATTAATTGTTGTACGAATTGTGCTGCTTCATCTGTTGCGACTGCTGCCGCTGATGAGAAGTTTACGCCTTTGAGTAATGTTAATTTTCTGTACATTTCACCAGTGCCTGGTTGTTTTAATATCTCTAAGTCCATTTGTGCCTTTTGTACAAGGATGTCTTTTTCTTGTTGTGATAGTTCTGCTATTTTTGCGTTTAGCCTGGTAAGTTCAGAATTGCGAGCAGCCAAATTGCCAGACTCAGTACTATTATAACTTTTAGCGATAAGGTCAGGAATTTCATAGTCTATTCTCTCTCGTTGTCTGTCTGTAAGATTAGCACGAGATTTCGATTCTTCAATCTCTTGAGACATTTTTTGTATTTGAGTATCTATTGATTTTCCTTGTTGTGATGTTTGATAAGTATTTAATGCTGAGTTTACTGCTGGTGTGAATATATCTTGTTGGTCATACATTGGCATAGTTGCTGCTACGCCTGATGCTGCATTTCCTGTTGGTGATGATGCCCCTCCGTATTTTGCGGATAGTATGGGATTAAGTCCGGCAGCGCGTAAATCTTTAACTTGTCTTTGGTGTGCCGTGTTTGACATGTTTTTTTGGAATTTACGATTTATTTTTGCCTCTTTAGCGTTAAATTCTGATGTTTCTCTTGCTGATGATTGATTGAATTGTCCTGCTGTGTTTGCAGCGTCTGCTCTACCTTTATTAGCGAGTGCGCCTCCAATTAAGGAGGCACCTGCAGATATTATTGAGCCTATGAAAGTAGGCGTTAGGAAGTTGATTATGAATATGATTAATTTATTCATTAGAAGTGGTCCAACATGCCGGGAACGCCATAGAGTGGCATAGGTCTGGCTGCTTTGATGTTGAAGAATGTATCGAGTATGAAATGTGGTTCTGTGTTTACAGCTATTACTCTATCGATAGGTGTTGTTGATTGTATGAATGTATCATTTAAAGCAGGTAGTGAGCCGAATTGTTCTGATAAATGCCATGCGTCTAAGCTGGTGTTGTGTGCGCCTACGTCTGAACGCATTTTACCGGTGATTAGTGATGGTTTATATCTGTATTCTGCGTAGCGTTCTTGATAGCCGAATACAAGGTCGTCGTTTGCATCGTTTTGTGCGTATATTTCTTTGTTGAGTACTGATTGTTCACCGATAGTTGATAGGGAAGGCCAGAAGTAATCGTATCTGGTCTGTCTTGAGAACATTCTGTTTAGGCCTTGCTGATAAGTAAGGTCAGCACGTACGCAGATAAGGCCGATAACAATAGAGTGTTCAGTGAAAGACTTAGTAAAGCCATGATTGTTAAGAACCGATGTACCCATTGCTGCGAGGTTGCCTTGCGGACTTGTTGCATCTGTTGAAGAAGTTTGCGAGATAGGAGAGATATTAACGTTAGACTTACCGCCGCCAAGATAAACGGGTCGCCATGCTCTCCCATCAGGGCTTGTGACATTGAAATGACTTCTAATAATTTCTGTATATCGAGTTCCACCGCGAGCGTCCCTCTCTAATAATTTTTGTATTTGAAATGCTTCTCTTAATTGGTTGATTGTTGCTGCTGTTGCTTGTGTTAAGTCTGCGACCATATGTGGCGAAACATCTAATGATTTGACCGCTCCTGTGCTATTAATTACTAAGCCGCCTGTTGAAGCGTCAAGAGTATTTGTGGCACCGGGTGTATATTGTGAACCATCGGCATTAAATATTTTTGTTCCTGATATTGCTCCTGTTGCTGGATTCATTGCTAGTGGTGCTGATGTGCCTAGTGGTAAATCTACTGAATCGCCTTTTTGTGGCCAAGGTAAGGCTGACGTGAAATAGTCGTGGCGTTTGTTTGCTTTTTTTAGTACGTAGTTTGCTGGTGCGTCTGGGCCATCTCCGGTGTCTACTGTAATTGAGTCTTGTAGGTTTTGGTCTCTGAACCATTCGTTCCAGATTAGGTTGTATGCTCGGTGATGTAAGTTGTTGTATACGAGTCCGTCTACTTCTATTGGGATACCCATATAGTCTGATAGTTTACCGACTAAGTTTGATGTTGCTGTAGCTGCTGCAGTTGGAACTGTGTAATCGATTGATGAGTCTGGGTCTGGATAGCGTTCTCCCATGAATTTTCTGAAGTTGTCCCATACAATGCGAGTTGGTACTTCAAAGAAGAATGTTTGCATTGTCATGTTATCCATGATTGGAAATATTGGTGTTGCTAGTCGTGCGAATCCTGTCATGTTGACGTTGAGTGTGTCACCGGGTAGTGCTTCTTCTACATAGATTGGATATAGATAGTCGATGTCGATAGTTGTTTTATGACCATGTGACATGTCGAAGGTTGAGCGAGGCGTGTTTGCTTCGGGTGTTTGAATGAAGCGATTGACCATGTTGGATTGCATTATTTAGGCTCCTTTTTTAGAGTGATTAGGTCTAAGATTGGTTTTTCGTCTGGTATTAGTATGCCTTCTGAGTCGTCGAATTTTCCTGTTCTTACTAGTTGGTAATCTTCTGGATTTAAGCCGTAATTATGCTCTGGATTGTTTACGCAGTTCTGCATGATGCGTTGTGCTACTTCGTCATTAATTGCTGTGAAAGGTTGTGAGTAGACTTCTGCTTTTTTGTCATAAACGGTATATAGGTTGTTTTCCATTAGATTTTATTCCTCTTTAGTTGATTGGCTTGTGCCAGTTTTGTTATATGTCGTTGTTTTAGTCGTTCTGGTGTTAAGTCTTGTTTATGTGCGAGTAGTGCGAGTTCTCTTGCGATTTTGATTGCTTTAAATTCAATTTCGTTTTCTTTTTCGAGTAGTTTGTCGTAGTACTTAGGTATAGGTGTTTTACGTCCGTCTTGGATAAGGTAGTTGGATGGATAGCAGTCTGTTTTATATTTTTTGAACCATTCGTGTCCGATGCCTGGACGAGTTGACATGGTTCCGTATTCTGGCAGTAGTTCTGTTTCTTGGAATTCGAATATTTCTCCTGTGAATTCGTTCCAGTCGAGTATTGTTCTTGTGTAGTGTTCTTCTGCTTGGTCTCCTGTGATTTTTTTAGTGCAGTAGCGTGCGACGTATGCTGCGGTTTCCCATGTGCATTCTGCGATAAGATGGAATCCGTCGGGCCAGAGTTTGGCAAGTAGTGGAGAGATGTAGTAGGGATTACCGACTTCTGATGATTGTACTTGTTGTCTGCGTCCGCAGTGTTCTTTGTTGTATATGACTGAGTTGCTAAAGTCATAGCCGAATATAATAGCGTGATAATGAGGCCGCCAACTATCGTCACCGTATTCGCCGCACATAAAGTACCTGATTTTGTGCGGGTGTATTGCTTTTCTAAATCGTTTAAGGAATTTTTGGAAATGGTCTTTCCGTAAGCTGTGGTCTTGTGGCAGATTTGAGTCGTCGTAAGTAAGGGTAATGAAGCAGTTTTGGTCATGTTGTTTAGCCTCGTGCATGCAACGTGATGCCCACGTTACTGAGCGGGTTAGTTTGCATCCTATGCATTGACCGCATGGTATAGTGACTTCCTTGTATGTCGTTTGTTGCGGTCGCGTGAATAAGATAGTTTTTTTGCCATTCGCTTTTTGGTTGTGCTTGCCGATTACCTCGAAGGCGTCTAGGGGCGTATAGCATGGCATTCATTACAACCTTGTTCCGCCTCTGGCGATTGGTTGTAATGTGTTTGATTTGTGTTGTAATCCCGCAGTGTTGCGGAATTTCTGTTTTGAGTTTTTTGTTGGGTAGCGTTTCATTTTTATCTCCAGTCGTATTCAACGTGTATGTGATTTTCTTCCATTATTACTTGGAAGCATTTGCTGTAGTCTGTTAATGCTTTTTTAATTTTGTTAAATAGGTTTGTTTTTTCTACTACTGACATGCGTCGTGTTCTGATGTCGAAAGCTTCTCCTGTGTAGTGAAATGAGTTTTCCATATGTTGACCGTCTGATGTTGACGTGATGACTAATGGGAATTGATGTTTATTGAATATTTCTGCGCATATGAACATGCCTTGGTATGTCACTGCTTTTAATCCTGTATAGGGTGTTCCTTCTTTGAAGTGTATATCCATTTTTATAATTCTATTGTTAAGTGGCTGATTGCATCTGATGTAGCTACAGTAGCGAGTAATTCTGTAATTTCTTTAGCGGTGATTTTGTCATCTTCTGATGCTGATTCGTACCATTTTAGAACGGTGAATCCTATGGATATTGCTTTGAATAAATTCATAATATATAACCTCTTGTTTTATAAGGT